GAACTGCCATAATAAAACCTCCTGGTTGAATGAACTATTGACCGCCGTTCACAAAAGGCGTGAGGTTGGGACCCGTCCACCCCTCTGGTTTCAGAATCTTCCCATCGGCTCGTCGCTTGAGGACCCCAGTCGCAGGGTCAACCTGAAGCTTGGCCATATTGGTGCGTCGAACTTCTCCCCAGGCACCTGGGACATCCCATCCACGAGCAATGCAATATCCCAGGACAACCCAGATTAGGTCCATCGCACCATCGAGTTTTTGCTCATCCGTCACCGCATCACGAAATTCCTCATACTCTTCGACCACTAGATCAGCGTACACCTTGATAGTGTTCTCGTCTGTGACCCGTCCTGTATGTCCATCCACCTGTCCTACAGATTCAATAAACTTAAACACATCGTCACGCATAATAAAGACTCCTCATTATTTTAGGCCCAATAGCTTCTTCAACCAGACTACTAGGCGATAGTAAAACCCGTTGGGGCAGATGGTGCCACACGATCCACCAACAACGTGATGGTAGGAGTTGCTGGTCCTTCTAGACCCGATAAGTCAGTCGCCGTGACCCAGAATGCCACATTCAATTTCTGTCCTGTGGCAATAGGCACCAATAAGGAGGTGTTGATAAGACCACCACCGGCAACCTTAGAGGCAGGCACTTGGGGACCGCGAACGGCAGGGTTGTTCGCAATCTTGTAATAGACATTGGTATACGCCAAGTCGGCAAGCTCTGAAAGGTCTGTCTCAGTGACAGGTTCAGTGTATGTACCATCCACTCGAACGGTTGAGGAATCGACGATAACCATGATGGAACCTCCTAACGAAAAGATGGGGCGGTCGGGGCCGAAGGGGCAAGATTCACTGTCTTGCTCACCTTATTTGAGAATAGCGATTCATTCCGAGCAGTATCGAATGCCGTCACCGCATAACACACAAGTTGTGTGTTTCTAGGAATCATGATATCTGTGTATGCGGCCGTCGGGGCCGCTACAGTCGCCAAGTACATCAATGAAGCATCTGCACAACTATTTATGCCGCGGTAGATCTTATACCCAGACAAATCCCCCTCACGATTGGGAGTCCAGACAAGGTCTATCCTCTTCGGTATTTGGTCAAAGGATACCAAGGGTGCACATAACATCACAAATAAACACACGACTGTCAGCCAGAACTTCTTCATGGTTGAATCCCCGATGAATAGACTATTTTACCACCTATTCGTGCCGCTGTCAAGACTTCTTTTTTCTGGTGACCCACCACATAGGACACATGGGCCCACCCGCTCATCAATTGACCGGGTGTATAGAATTCAAGGATGATTTGGTGATACTCCGGTAGATTGTCACGACACCAGATAGCGAGATCACCGTTAGTCACTCCTTCTACTTCAAAATCCACCGCCTGACCGAGGCAATGTTTGGAGAGTCTGTTGATGGTGGAGGTCATGGGGTTCACGGACATATTGAGGGCGAGGCAACGATAGCCAGAATTGACACGGACGGGTCCAAAATGGCTTCTGACGGGCTCTAAGACATGAGTGCATAGTAGGACAAGGTTTGCCAGGTGTTCTGCCGTGGGGACGTTTTCTATACCTAAACGTACCGCGGTATCTGAACGAGTCATTTCTCTTAAGCTGAAGTGTGGGGTGAGTTGGCTCATACGGCTCCTTATGTCCACATACCACTGCGGACCTTGACAATGCGCTGTAGCATATCGGTGTCTTCTTGTTCATACGTTGCTTCAAGGTCCGCAGCCTCACGTAGTCGGCTCGATTCCTCTGGGGTGATCGGTCCTTTCCAATCCTTGCCATCCCGAAGGTTATGGTAGGCGGCAAAGGGATCGATCCGGGTAGGTCGTACATGCTTCCAGAACCGATAGAGGGTGAAGAGTTCCTTGGCAAACAACGCCTGTGTGGGGTGATCCTTGAGTGTCATTTCCCATCTGAGATAATGAAGTCCTCGGCGAGCATTACGAGGCGTGGGTACCAACCAATGAATTAGTGGTAGTTCTCGTACACGGCGACCCCATGTTTGCCAGCGAGTTTCATAGCGGATCGAGATAAAGTTACCACACTCAATTTCAATGTAGTCCACCAGCAATTGAAACAACACATACATCATGACCGTATCGGTATCATGATAGTGTCCCTGGGGATAGTCAGGGTGCTTAATAATCACACGATCACTAGGATTGATCCAACGATTGTGAATATAGGCTAAGGGATTGGTGATGACTTTTCGGTAGAGGTTTGACCATCTCATAGACCACCTGTGGGATTCTTGATGAAGGTTTCTGTTTGGGCGACAGTGGTCATGGAGCAGGAGGCAAGACCTGTCCAGGCCAGATCTTTTTCGGTATTAGGACGTTCTATCCATTTACGGGGTTGAGGTAGTCGGTAAGGACAAGGACAGACATTCCTGGAAATGACATGATCCTTCCAACAATACCAACAGGAGGCCACTCCATCAATTTGACAGGCGGTTTGAAGTGCAATACCATGATTACAGATACCACACACCGCCTGTACTTGTTGGGCACCGGGTTGGATAAAATGAGGATAATTGTCACCGAAGAGGTCACCAGATTTCATAATGAGAATTTCCTGTAGGAGGTTCGAGCCTTACGTTTCATTCTTCGTGGTGCTTTGCGTTTCTTGACGACCTTGGGATGCTTCTTGAGGATCATACCAACACAGGCTTGGTGTGCTAGAAGGTCGTTCTCGTTATGATTCAATTCATAGAGCATCAAGTGCGCTTCGGCATGTTGAGAGAGGGTCAGACGCACGACATTATCTTTGGCATTGACCCCATTCAAGTTACCGAAGCGTTCAAACCATTCATGTTTGGGAATAATGTGGTGTAGAGGCAATGGAGTCCTTAGGCACCATAAAGGCTTCGGTCGAAATACACATACCACGGTATTGAAGCAGGTATTACCGACTCTATTGATGCTTCGCATCTGGGGCCGTACCTATAGACCAGGGATTTAGGTATCTCAGGTGACTCTTCATCAGGTCCGGACTCTTTTATGTATGTGTTCTATTTGCCCCGGATGTACCGAGAAGGTGGTTTTTGACCATTTATTTTCAACATTAGAGAATTTTAATGTTGCCGCTCTGGAAGATTTTTGATAATTTCCTCCAGAGCGGCGGAACATTAGACGATCACTAAGCCCTGAGCATTGGGTTCAGCAATAGGGACCGCACTTGTGGTGGCCACAAACGCGGGGCCGCTGGTGGTATCAACAAAGGCGACCTTGACAAAGCCTGGACCCTCATCCGAGAGAACCAAAGCGTTGAACTCCACCGCGTCAGTTGCGCGGATGAACGTCACGACAGTACCAATAGCTGGATTCATAGAACCTCCAAAGAATGTTAGACTGGGGGTTGATCACCAACCCGCTTCTTCCCGATGGTGTATTTAGTCACCAATTGCCAGTCAGTTTTTTCTTTGTGGGTGATGATTTTGATTTGATGAAGAGGAGCAACCTCAACCAACGCATCAGGCTTGACAAGGCTGAGGAGCCCCCATTCTACGAGAAGACGAGCAATGGCATTCGTTCTAGCGACATCGTTCTCAGAGATGTCCGTAGGCTTGCCATCGAGGGCGAAGAGTTGTTTGAAATGGAGAATGAAGTAGCGGCCGCGCTTATGGAGAATGTGACAAGATTGATAGAGAATCTTCTCTTTACGTGACGCGACACCGATACGCGAGAGGGTTTCACGGACCTTTAAGAAATCGTCAGGGGTTTTTAGGGTGATTTCGACGCAGGATTCAAGATCAAACATAATAACCTCACAGAAATGTGTGAAGTTATTTATGGTTTCGGAGATTTGGCTTTACCGACTCTTCCACCTTTATTGGTGATGGACATAACCTCTTCGATTTGGGTAGGACTGAGGATTCTGAGGATTTCTATGCCTTTACGATCTGAGCATTCCCAAACCTCTTTCACGGCTACAAGGGCGTCATTCTCACCGGGCTTGGACCACTTATGGAACCCCCGGCGCCTGGCGCGAATGGTATGGAGCAGGTAGTGATACTGCATTTTCTTATCAAGGTGATGCCTGCGGTTCATTTCATTGGCATACAAGAGGCAGTCCATTTCATAGGAGAGCGTCTTGTTGATAATGAATGCCACATAATCTTTTTCTGACTGAGGGTCAGTCATAAGATCGTGTTTGCCGACCTGGATTTCTTTTACGAAGTCAAAGGGACTCATATTGGCAAAACCCCATCAGGAATACTGATTCTATGCCAAATCTTATCAATGATCTGGTTGACCTGTTTCGCTCGCACTTTTCGATCCTCCAACCTATCCCAGTTCTTCTTTTTGCTATTTCTGAATAGCCAATATGTGCCATTTGAACGGTGAATGGCATTAGCCCGCCCAAATTCTGAGATGCGAGTGAATTTCCTATACACTCTCCTACTTAACCCAAGGGGTTGTATTTCTTGTGCCACAACATAAGCACTACACAACACTGGTATACATTCAAACCCATGCCCCTTTAGCCATTTTTTCTGTGGACCCCACCTATCATTCCTTCTGGCATTCACGATGAGTCTCTTCAGACGATCCCGGAGGTCTGTGGGTAATTCTTTCTTTTTTTCTTCTTTGAAACAGCCATAGGCGCGGGTGCTTCCCTCTCCAAACAACAACAATAATATCTTTGCATCTTTGATATCATCCTCAATTGTCGCGCCTCGACTGGGTTTTGGTTGCTTAATTATCTTTCGATACCCCTTCACTGCATGAGTAGAGACTGCCCTCAGTTCAATGTTTCTTTGTGCAGCAAGGGCCAATCCGGTATTATAATCTAGCCGGCTAAAATTTGCCAAGGATCGTTCACAAATTAAGATAGTTCCCTCTGGAACATGGGCGAGGAGGTCTGTAAACGTCTTATGAATATCATGCTCATGCTCCCCAGCGCCCCACGCACGGACAATCCTTCCATTTCCATAATCCAAACTTTGAAACATAGTGCCCCCTCATGATAAATTATAGTCTGTGTGCTGGTGGATAGTTCCTGCCCGTTAGGGTTCTGTGTTGCCAGTCAGCGCACAGACCATTGAAATGCGGTATACACACCAAGCGGGTAGACACTGCCCGTTAGGGTTCTTTCTTGCCGAATCGGCATGTATACCATTCACTAAATTGCAGCACCCGGGCCTATGGGTAGTAACTGCCCGTTAGGGTTCTGTGTTGCCAGTCAGCCCGGGTCCTGCATTTCTTTTACGAAGTCAAAGGGACTCATAATATTGTCCTTCACGAAAAAGATAACGCTCGGCATTCTGCACTTGTCGAGGAGTTAAGTTGAACCACTCTCCTCGGAGATGGAATCTCTTATAGCGTTCTTTGAGTTTGAATTCTACCTCGGCTGCGTTTCCAAGGAACGAAGAATATGTATGAACATACAATTTCTGCCAATGATTCTGTTCAATGTCTCTTGCCCTGGCATACACAACACGCTTCGCCGCTTTGAGAGGTGCTTTGTTGTGTGAAGGATGGTAACGACACATGCCAAATTTTGTTGGCGCGGCCGCGCTAGACACCTTCCATCCTCTGCACCAGGCAGAGTCCACACGCAGGACATACACATAGCCTGCAACAGGCTCCCAGACTTGCCGAAACGTGTTTTTGGATCGAGACATTACACTTCCTCATATACGATATCCACAGATTTAGTAGACAATCTCCACATATTTATGGGAGTGCCCCAATTCTTAACAATCATCGGAGATTCTACATCTATCCCCATCAGTCTATCTAGAACTACCTGGGTGCATAGCTCACCATATTTTTCGAATAAGCATCTACTCTGCATGATTTTATAACAAATTCTGATCCATGCAGAAACACAATCCGAATAGGGTTTTGGAACAGCATTTACATTGCGCTCATACTCTTCCCACAAAAGATATTCCTCATCAGAGACCAGTTGATTTCCATATAGAAGGATAGTCTTGTTTACATCAGATAACAAATAGATTATGGAGCTATGTGGGAGAGAGGCACTAAAATGGATGTTACCAACATCATCCTCTGAACTTTTGTTTTCCAAAAGATGTATTTTTGATCCTCGTTCTCGTATAGCAAAATCTGTAGGTCTGAATCTTCCAAAAGGATGCCGAATGATCGACATTTCTGGAATGAACAGGGGAGAATCATTATCTTGCCACTTAAGATAATCACTTGTTCCTGGCCAATACTTGGACTCGACATCCTTTTTTGGAGCATTTCCTTCTAAAACTCGAAATCCCGCTTCCTGAAAACGAAGCATAGTATCAAGTTCATGTTGGTTGGGAGAACCATCTACACAAGAAGACTGCACCCTTGGTGGAGTCTTGACTAACGATGATAACACATCGGATATAAGAGGATAGTTCATAGGAATTCCACACCCATCATTAGTTCAACCAACAATGCCATGACATTGATTTCCTGGTCCGCGACGAATGCCCCCTTATACTGGTAGTCTGCCAAAAGCAGGACCACCTGGGGAATCGATTCAGGCTTGACGATGGTGTAGAGGTTATCATAGAGTTTGCGGTACAGTGTGGTTGGCTCAACATCATGCGATCCCACCCACTTCCGTAAGGCACCAAAGTCCTTCTCCTTGAGATACTTGACTACTTCATTGATTTCCAGGTCACCCAATTGACTGAGTAACCCCACATCGATCTTCCCGAAGCTGGAATATCGCTGAAGCTCATTGATGATGCGGCGGAAATCAGGGAAGAATTTCTTGATAAATTCAACCAATACCTTTTTGTCAAATTCCACCGCTTCGGTGGTGAGGATCATTTGTACTCGACCAAAGAAGTCCGCGGCCATCCGTTGCTTCTCGGCATTCTTGAGTGTGAAATCGACGACCGCGCAACGAGAATGGAGCGGGTCGATGATGCGACCTTTGAAGTTACAGGTAAAGATAAAGGAACAGTTCCCGGCAAACTCTTCCATTGCGTTTCTGAGTGCGGGTTGGGTGGAATTGGGGTTCAGATAGTCGGCTTCATCGATGATAATAACCTTGCGTCCACCAGACATAGAGAGGCTTGAAGCATAATTCTTGA